GATTCAAGCACTTGGACAAATAAAACTGACGATCAGAAAAACAGATCATTAATAGCTGCTACAAGATGGATTGATACCTTTGTATTTCAAGGAGATAGATGTGATGAAGATCAGGCATTAAAGTTTCCTAGAACTAATTATCAGGTAGATAGAGTTGAGTTAAGTTGTTCAACTATTCCAAACAATATTAAATATGCACAGTATGAATTAGCTAGAGCTTTGGCAAATGATACTGGTGCTATAACTGGTACTACTGGTAAAGATGGTAATTTTTCTGAAGTAAAACTAGGAGATCTTCAAGTCAAATATAATACTGAAAGTCAGGGTACTGGTTCTGTAAATAATATTATGGATGTATATCCTTGGTTACAAAGTTATCTTGGAGCATATATGCTAGGTGGAGCAGGTACTTTTCAGATGAGGGTAGTTAGAGGATAATGGCAGGGCAACTAGACAGTTTATTTAGAAGTGTTGCAAAAAGTGTTGTTGCAACTTTAGGTGAATCTTTAGATCACACAATTACTTACACAAAAAAAGGAGTATCAAGTTATAACATAGATACAGGACAAGATATAACTGTTGATACAACATATTCAGATATAAAAGTACCAATATCTTTTATTCGTTCAGAAGAAGAAGGTGCACAGGAAATGAGAGAAGCTAAGTTGTATATTACTCCCGATTTGATTGGTAATAATCAGCCATCTTTAGAAGATGAAATTATTTTGAATTTTGCAGGATCTGATAGGGTTGTACAAATAGTAGATATTGATACAAAGAAAGGTGGTCAGACTTATTTATTTATTTTATTGGTAAGATTCTAATGACTATAAAACGTTTAGAAGATTTACCACCAGATTTAGATAAAAAAATATCACAAGGTTTTAATGATCTTATTAGAAAAATTCATGCTGAGTTGTCTACCAAGGAAAAAAGTCCAGTTTATACAGGATTTTTTGCTTCAAGTTGGGTCGCACAAGGTAGTGCTGTAAGGGCAAGAGATAAAATTAAAAGATTTCAACCTTGGTCTGGTATCAAACAACAGGCAATGACAGCATTTTTAGCTGGAACTGGTGGTAATGCCCCTTTAAATCCTGTTATAGAACCTAGATTCCCAGTTAAAAGAGTTTTTAATTACAAAAGACCTGTTTATATCGGTAATAGAGTTGAATATGCAGTATATGCTCTTGAAGGAGGTAAAGTTCAATTATTTATACAAGGATCTTTAGGTAAAATGATAAAAGAAACTATGACAGATAAAGGTAAAATATTTGTTGGTGGTAGCACTACAGGAGGATTTGGTCGTTCTCAAGGTGGTGTTAAGTATACGGAGTTTAGCAAATGACTTTAGTAAATACTAGAGCAGCTTTTGAAAAAGCAGTAACTGATGCTGTGTCAGACGTGGATCCGACTATTGAAATGGTATATGACAATGTACATTACACAATACCTGGAAAGACTAAAAAATATATTTTAATGAATATTGATTTTACACAATCAACTTTACAGAACCAAGGAGCAAGTTCTGATTATTATGCTGGTGTGATTCAATGTAATGTATATGTTCCTAAATCAAAAGGTACGTCAGTTTTATCTGCTATTTCTGAAGCCGTAATTGATGGTTTAACTTCTGTTAATGCTTCTGATTATACTGACACTTTTAGTTGTACTCCCAGAGTTTTAGATATTAATGGCCCTACACCGTTGGATATTGAAGATAGAAGTCATTTTGTCGGTGTAATATCTTGCCAATTCTCGGCAAATGCCTAGTATACTAATATAATATTTAATTAATTTTATATGGAAGCTATTGAACTTCTCAAAAATAAGTTTGGTGTAAGCCAAAAATATTTGTATGAATTAAAAGATGGGGATGTGACAGTTTTAGAAATTTACTGGAATCCGTTAACTATTGCAGAAAGAGAATCAATTGTTGGAATGTCTGGAGATTCAGCATCAAGTGAAGATTTTGCTTTAAATCTTATGATTCAAAAAGCATTAGATAAAGATGGTAGAAGATTATTTCAAGATGGACATAGAGCCTCTTTAAGAAGAGAAATCAATGCTGGTGTTTTACAGGAAATTCAACTTGCAATGTTAAATTCTGGTGCTCAATATAAGTTGGAGGAAGCGAAGGCAGATTTAAAAAGTTAAAAACGATTGGTTTTTTATGTTTTTTTTAGCTTCAGAGTTAGGAATGACTATAAAAGATTTAACAACTAAATTAACTCAAGAGGAATTTATTCATTGGATTGCTTTTTATGAGTTAAAAAAAGAATATGAAGAAAAAGCCTACGAAGATATAAAAACTAAATCACGAGCAAGAAAACGTTAAAAGCGGTACACTAAAATAAAGTTAAATTTTAGGTCGAATTAATGGCAGAATACGGTGTAAATATAAAAATTACTGCTAATACAACTAAACTTGATTTAATTAATAAAAAAGCAAATCAATTAGCAAGTGCTGTAGATAAAGTAAATTCTATAAATTTAAGTGATATTACATCTTTTAAAGGAACTGCAGGACAAGAATTAAAGAAAACAAAAGATCAGTTGATGGGAATGGTTGCACAAGTCAATGCTACCAATAAAGCATTTGGCACAACTATTGAACAACAAGAAGGAGCTTTGCAGGGTTTTGAAGAGTTGAGAAGAAGTATGACAGTAGGAACAGATGATTTTAATAAAACTACGCAAGCTATAAATAAGCAAACTGAAGCGATGAAAAATCAAAATAAACAATTTGGTATAAATCAAAAGAATCAAAGAAACCCTAGAGGTAATTCGGCAGCTTTAAAAAGTGGATTGATTAGTGGTGCATTTCCTTTGTTATTTGGGCAAGGGCCATTAGGAGGTGCTGCTGGTTTTGCTGGTGGATTTTTAGGAACAAAAGTGGGTGGACAGATGGGAGGCTTTGCAGGAGGTCTTGTTGCTACTGCTGTTCTTCAGCAGTTAACCACTCTTGCTCAAAATATGGCAAAACTTGGTAAGGCTTTTGATGAATTAAATCCTAATGTTCAAGCTGTTACTAATGCTTTAGGTTTAGCTGGTTCTGTAGAAGAGAAAAGACTTTTATTAATAGAAAAAACTCATGGTGCTCATGTTGCTTTAAATATGGTTACTGAAAAAATGAATCAAGCTATAGGAGAACAAGGAGTACAAAATTTAACAGAATTTGCTGAAGCTAGTCGTTTAGCTGGAAATCAATTTAAATTGGCAATGACAAAAATACAAGCTGCTATCGCTCCATTTATGTCAATGTTTTTAGTTGATGCTCAAAGAGCAGAAAATAAAAGACTTGCGAATTTAACAGGAGATAAACAACTTGCTGATATGAGAAGTGAGCTTGAAACATTAGAAGGAACTACTGTCAAAGGAAGAGCAGCTAATAAAAATAGACAAAATCGAATAAATCAATTGAAATCTGAAATTTTAGCAAGAGAAGAATTTTTAGCTAAAACAGGAAAAGGAATAGAATTAGAAAAACTTAGAAATCAACAGTTTGCTTCTGCAACAAAAAGTTTAGAAGATCAAAATGATTTTTTACAGAATCAACTTTTATTAGGTCAACAAGGAGCAGAAATTGAAAAACTAAAACTTGAAACAGCGAAAAAAATGAAGATCGCAGTAGAAGATTTAACACCAGAGCAAGTAAAACAACTTGAGAATTTAGTAAAAACAAGAGATGAACTACAGAAATTAAATGAATTATATTCAAGTATTACTTCAACAGTAGAAACAGGTCTTGTTGATGCGATAGAAGGTGCGATAAATGGAACGAAAACACTTGGTGATGTTGCTCGCAGTGTATTTACTCAGATTCAGAGATCACTCATATCTTTTGGTGTAAATGCTTTTCTTGGTGGACTTCCTGGTATTGGTCAATTTTTTAGAGCAGAGGGCGGACCTGTTACTAGAGGTAAAAGTTATATCGTAGGAGAACGTGGCCCTGAAATGTTTACACCTGGTTCTTCTGGGATGATTACACCAAATCATGAATTGCGTGGAAGTTCTACAAATGTTGTGGTAAATGTGGATGCTACTGGTTCATCTGTTGAAGGTGATGAGCAAAGAGGTAGAGAACTTGGTCGACTTATATCAGTTGCAGTACAATCTGAATTATTAGAACAGAAAAGACCTGGAGGTTTAC